GCCGCGTCCGGTGTGTTGAAAGCCATTTTGGAACAGCGTGATGCTGTGGGCGATCAACAAACTGCCACTCAGAGTGAGTCTGATGCGGCGGAGTTGCTGAAAGCGCTCGAATACCGCGAGCTGCTGAAAGCTATTTCAACCCGTTAGGAGAATCAAAATGTTGGAAAAAGTCATTGAAAAACTGGATGCAATCGAAGCATCTAGCGCTGCCAAATTGGCAGAAACCGCACAGGCTGTCGAGGCAAAAGTTGCTGAGGCTGTCGAGTCGCTTAAGACCGAAACCGAAGCAAAGATTGCCGCTTTAGAGGCAAAAGTTGCCGCTCCTTCGATCATCCGTCCTATCCACAAGACCGTCCGTGGCGAAGCAAATCGTCGCTTCAAAGACGTTCTTAAGGAGTACATGAAGGCCGGTAACAACATCGAGCGCGAAGTCAAGATCTTTGAATCTGTCGACCAGTGCGAAGCGTACATCAAGGAAGCCTCGGCTCTTACGGGTTCTGGCTACGACGTTGGTGGCCGTACAGCTTACGATCCCGTGTTCGCTGCAAAGCGTCTCGGAAATCCTTTGATGGATCTGTCGCGTATCGTTGCAACTGACGGTTCGGCTTATCAGTTCCGCGTCAAAACCGGCAATGCAGGTGCTCAGTGGGGCTACACCGTTCAAAACAACGGCACACCCACGACTGAAGCCACAAGCATTTGGCAAGTGATCCTTAAGGACTTAAATGCTCAGTTCCCCATCCGTACGGCAGCACTTGATGACATCGACGGCTTAGAGGCTAACGTTGTTGACGATATGCTGATGGAGTTCCAGCAGGCAATGGCGACCTCGATGATCCAGAACAACGATCAGTCGGGAACCGGAACTTCTGTAACGACGGGCGGCGCTGATGGCTTGCGCGGTTTAGATCAGTACGCTGGTGCTAATGCAACCTACACGGGCGGTTCTTGCTCGACGGCTTCGTTTGGTACTTCGGGAACTGCAACCACCAACGGTTTGCATAACCTTGCTACCTACGATCAGTTGACCACCAACGCCAACACGGTTGCCGCAAATAATGTGAACTACAAAGACGTAGTGAACTTTATTTACAGCCTGCCACAGCAGTATTGGACACCGACAGCAGCGTTCATGATTAACCCGATCCTGCTTCAGGGCATCCGTGGGTTAGTCGATCTGCAAGGCCGTCCGATCTATGTTGACGGTGTTTCGCGCACCGATGGCATTGTTGGTGAATTGCTCGGCTTCAAGGTTGCAGTTAACAAGTATGTCGACAATCCTAGCCAGCCCACCACCGGCGCAGCAGGGACTACGTCCTACTATCCAATGTATTTCGCGGACTGGCAACAGTTCCACACCATCGTCATGCGTCTCTCAATGGTTCTCAGGAGATACGACCAGACAGTTCCGGGATCTATAACATTCTATGGCGAGACTCGTGCAGCCACTTCGGTGCGCGATCCTAACGCTGGTGTTCGTTATCGTTCGACCGGTACGGCTGCTTGATAAAAGAGGGCGCAAGCCCTCTCCCTTTTGGAGAGACTATGAAACAGGTAATTTTGGAAGGCTTGAAAGAGGCTCTTCAACAGGGCAAAAGCACTGTCAACCTCGCGGAAGCCTCAGCCCTAACCGGCTCAGGCAGCGGGGTTGGCGGTCGCGTTTACAACGAGGATGTGTTTGCATCCCTTCGTTACTGGAACCCATTTCGGGTTTATGCAAATCAGACAATGACGGCAGACTCGGATATTCAGTTTGTTGTCAAAACGGGTAACGCTGCTAACTCCACAAACCCGTGGGGCTACACGGTCAACGCGAACTCAGGCTCACCCAATATCGCCACATCCATTTGGCAGCTTCCGATGCGTGTTATTTCCGCTCAGATGCCAATCAGGGCAGCGGCGATGGATGACATTAACGGATTAGACGCTGCACTTGTTGAAGATCTCGCAATGGAATTTAGCCAGATCGAAGCTGCGTCTATGGCAATCAATAACGATCAGGCAGGCTCTACAACAACCTCCACAGGCGCTACAAACGGCCTTAGAGGCTTGAAGATGTACGCTGGCACTGCTGGATCATCCGCTGCTTACGGAACGTCAGGAACGGCTATAACAGCGGGCATACACACACTTAACACAGTGGGCTTTACACATACGAACCTTGAGTGGGAAACGCTTGTAGACGTTGCTAATGCTCTTCCCGGTCAGTTTTGGAGAATGCCGGGAACCGCGTGGATGATGCACCCGACAGCTATTCAGATTCTCAGAGAGTATGCCCACTCTGGTAATTCTTACGCGCTTGTAGAAGTAGGCGAGAAAGACGAAGGCCCTGCGGTAAACATTATGGGCTGGCCGGTTATTGCTAATCCTTATTTGGATGCTCCCGCTGCTGGTGCTTCTCCGATTTATCTTGCAAACTGGCCGCGGTTTATGTGGATCGTCGATCATTCAGAGATGACGCTTCAGAGAATGGAGCAGACCCAACCCGGAACGATTACGATCTATGCTGAGAAGCGGATGGTCTCGACCGTTCGTGATGTAACTGCCGGTGTACGTTTGATCGGAACCTAAGATGCCATCACAACTGCAAGGTAACTTCGGAGCGGGTTCCAGAAACCCGTTCAACTACTCAAAGGTCATTGAGAGCGGTCGAGATTCGGTCACTCAATGGCTGACGTTTGAGGAAATCACCAACCAGTTGAATTTGTTTCAAGATGAGTCACAGGACGATTACCTTGCTCAGTTGGAGCTCGCCACACGGATGGCGATTGAGGACTACTTAGGTGTCCCGGTCTTTAACGTCACCTATCAGGCTTCCTACATGATTTCGGGGCTTATGGCTGCACCTGTAAGTCTTGATCTACCCGAAGTCTCGCAGAATGGTGTGACCATAAACTGGGTGAAGTATTACAACGACTTGAACCCTCCGGTCTTAACGACGATCACAAGCTCAAACTATTACTACGACCCAACAGGGAACAAAATTGTTTTATTTGAGGTTCCCAACAATATCAACACTTACATGACCGCTCCGATGCTTTGTCAGTACACCTTACAAGGCTCTGTAATCGGTCAGTATCCTGTAGTCAAGCAGGCCGGTCTCATGCTTCTCACTCACTTGTACAACAATCGCTCGGCTACATCCGCTGAGAATCTAAAGCAGATTCCTTTTGCAGTGGATCAGCTTTTGCGCGTGTACAAGCCACTCGTAATGTGAGCTAAGAATGGTCTTACGCGTCGACGAGATAAGCATCAATAATCTGTCGTTCACCATCACGAATTTGGGTGAGCAAACGACGGTGGAAACGCTTTGGTTTAAGACGCGAGCAAAGACTAAGTCGGTTCACAATCGGATTCGCACGTTAGAAAAATTCAGGCAATACGACAACATGATGGACTTCATTGTGAACTACACGCCCAACATGAGAACGATCTCGGATAATCAAGAGGATTACTCGATTACATTTAGAGGAAACAGTTGGCGAATCGCAGAGGTTTTTGAGCACGATGACAGACAGTGGGTCTCTCTGATGTGCTACAGAAACGAGCCTAGCGTGGCGGTCTGATATGGGGCAAAATAGCGCGGTTGTTTATGCTCAAGCGATACAAGCGCAACTAGTCACAGTTTGCACACCGACTCCAGTTTATGCAGTGTTTAACCGTAACTTTGCAAGCGAACCGACTTTTGTAACGTGGCAGCTCAGAGATGTACATCAGCCGGTGTATACGGGGCCGCAATCGGTGAAGGGTATAGACAGACCGGTGTTTCAGGCTACAGTGTTTGCACAGTTGATGGCGAATTGTTTTAGTAAGGCGCAGCAGATTGTGGATGCCTTACACGGTTATCAAGGTACTTTTGGTGGTCTCTTTTTTGTGTCAAAGGTCGATGTTGATTGGCTCTTTCACACCTACGACAATGACAGCAAATTAAATCAAATCGTTCTTGATTGCACTTTAGACATTCCTGCTTAGTGAGGTGAAAAATGGCTCTTCCAACTAAAGTTTTACCCGGCTTTTCAGCCTCGCTGTATTGCCAACCAACTGCAACTCCAACCCCGTTGACAACTGCGAACCTTTCTGTGGTTGCAAGCGTTTCGGCTATCGCAGTCTCCTCTAATCTTGTTCCTGTCGAAGCGATACCTGCTTTTGGGCAAGATGATGCGGTGGCTAACTTCTCGGTTGCTGGTTCGCGTCAATCTGACAAGATCCCGGTTCAATCCGCTCCAACATCTTTGACATGCGTAGCGGCATGGAATCCGTCAGATACGGTTCTTCTTCTGCTTCGCGGCGATGCTTATAACGGCACGATTGATCGCACGTTTGTTGTCGCAGCAACGGACGGCACAAACATCGTTTACTACGCCTTCAATGGACGTGTAAGCCAGTGGACGATTGATCCTGCACCCGGCGCTGAAGCTCAGGTGACATTCACCATTCACCCCAGAGGTAACCAATATGGCTGGTCAAACAATGTCTGATTTTCTTGAGGGCATGAAGGGATACTATGGCGATCTCCACCAGTACGCTAAAGGCCATCCCTTTACCCTTCAAGAGGTGGATGCCGCCTTACAGGAAGCC